GGTTACTCTGTTACGGATGAACAGAAAGAGGTAGTCCTCAACGGTGTTAAAGGGCATATTGATTGTAAGATAAACGGGTATGTAGTAGATATCAAATCCGCTAGTGATTATGGATTCAGGAAGTTCAAGAACGGTTTTCATAATGATGATGACTTTGGGTACATAGGCCAACTTAGCGGGTATGTAGATGCAGAAGGAGGGGATGTAGGTTTCTTCCTTGCAATGAACAAGTCCACCGGAGAGCTTGCTTTGCTTGAAGTAGATTCCATTGATATGATTAATGCTTCCGGTAGGATAGACCATTTACGTTTTATCCTTTCCGATAAAGAAGCTTTGCCCCCACCTTGTGAGGAACCAAAGATAGAGAAGTCTTCTGGTAATAAGAAACTTCCTCGTATCTGTAGGTTCTGTGAGTACAAACAGGATTGCTGGCCTAATTTGAGAGGCTTTAAATATTCCAGAGGTGTCACTTACTTTACTGAAATATTCAAGGAACCTAGAGTGGAGGAGGTTAACATTGGATAAACAGCCTTGCCCAGAATGTGGCTCTAAGGATAATTTGGTTGTTTGGGAAAATGGAAGCGAGTATTGCTTTACTCCTGATTGTAGTTACAACAACAAAAAGAATGGACACAAAATGACAACACCGCAGAAAACAGACAAGCCTTTATCTAAAGGAGAAATCCAAAGTATACCAGATAGATTTATCACTGAAGATACTTGCAGGAAATATGAAGTTTCCTTACAGAACGGAAAACATTACTACCCTTTGTTTGATCCTGACGGTATTCATGTAGCCAACAAAGTTCGAGTAGTACAAAGCAAAGATTTCTACACGGAAGGTACTTTATCTTCTAGCGTACTGTTTGGGCAGAATGGCTTCAGAACAGGTGGAAAGTACATCACCGTTTGTGAAGGAGAGATAGATGCAATGTCTGTCTACCAGATGTTAGGGTCTAAGTGGCCGGTAGTTTCCGTTAAGACTGGTGCTGCTAGTGTGGCTAAGGATATCTCTAACAGCTATGAGTATCTCATGTCTTTCGACAACATTATCCTTTGTTTTGATAATGATGACGCCGGTAAGAAAGCAGCGAAGAAAGCTGCTGAGATGTTGGCACCGAAAGCTAAGATCATGCCAATGCAATACAAGGATGCTAACGAGTATCTAAAAGAGAAGGCGAGTAAGTCCTTCCTTTCAGACTGGTGGGATGCGAAGATTTATACACCGGATGGGATCGTAGCTGGTTCAGAGATGTGGGATGTGGTTACGGAAGGCGTAACCGAAGCCTCTGTTTGTTACCCTTATGATGGTCTACAAAGACTCACTTATGGGATCAGGATGGGAGAGCTAGTTACAATTACTGCTGGTTCTGGATTAGGTAAATCACAGTTCTTGAAGGAGCTTATCCATTTCATTCTACTTTCCACTAAAGAGAATATCGGAATGATGTTCATGGAAGAGAGCATCAAGAGAACAGGGTTATCTCTTATGTCTCTTGCAGCTAACAAACCTCTTCACTTACCGGACAGCTTCTCGACTGTTACCGATAATGAGCTTAAGAGTGCTTTCGATCAGACGTTAGGTTCTGAAAGGTTGTTCTTCTATGACCATTTCGGCTCTAATTCTATTGATAATATCGTGAACAAGGTTAGATATTTCAGCAAGGCGTTAGGCTGTAAGTACATTGTGTTGGACCATGTATCTATTATTGTCTCCGATCAGCAACAAGGCGATGAACGGAGGGCTATAGATGAGATCATGACGAAGCTACGGATAGCGGTGCAAGAGTTAGACATCTGTTTACTAATGGTGTCCCACCTTAGACGGCCAGCTAACACCGGCCATGAGGAAGGCGCAGTAACCTCCCTTAGCCAGCTTAGGGGTTCTGCATCTATCGGACAGTTGTCGGATATAGTGATAGGGTTGGAACGAAACGGTCAAGCTGAAGATGAAACTGAGAGGCACACAACTCATATACGGGTTATCAAGAACCGCTTTTCGGGGTTGACAGGACCGGCATGTAGGCTATATTATAGCAGGAAGACCGGCAGGATGACTGAACTGGAAGAAGACGAGATGGAGGGGGAGCTGGAATGATCTTGTTTCAATCTATCGTGAAACCGTTAGATGTTCAGACCAACAAGGAAGCAAGCTATCTTGTCTCCGCTTCTGACAAGCCTACCGGCAACCCCTTGTTAAACTATGAGAATGTTGTAGGGGTAAGGATGAAAAGGGCAGCAGATTCTTTTTGGCTTGACAGCACTTATGAAGATAACATTCGTAAGTTTGATGAAGATATCAAGGAGGTTAAAAAGTTGCTGGAAAGGAAACAGATTGTCATCTTTTCTCCTTCTTTGTTAGGGGAAGAACTGAATGTAATGGAAACCTCCGCTCCTAAGACAGCACGGTATCTAAGAGACAAACTGAGGAAGACGTTAAGTGTCAACCGTTAGATCAAGGAAGGCTAAAGGTAGAGCGTTGCAGAACCTTGTAGTTCAAAAGATGCTTGAACGAGGGGAAGGATTACTGGAAGGAGATATCAAAGGAGCGATCATGGGAGAAGGAGGTATTGATGTTAAGCTTTCCCCTGCTGCTCAGAAGGTATATCCTTTCAAGATTGAATGTAAGAATCAGGAGAAGTTCAAAGGAATTTATGATATATACAAGCAAGCAGAGGAACATAAGGGCGAAGGGGAACCGTTAGTGATCTTAAAGATGAACAGGAAGAAGCCTTTGCTTATTACTGATTTAGATTATTTTCTGGATGTGTATATGAAAGGGAAAAAAGATGTATGACCATGATTTTGATAATATGGATAACCGAGAACTGTTTATTCATATCATGACACACGATGTTGTTTTAGCTTTAATAGAAGATAAAAACGGTACAGTTTCCCCAACTTGTATTGTTAATTCAACAGCAAAGGATACAAAAACAGAAGAGATTATCATGGGTGTTTTGGACTTATTAAAAAACGATTTAGATTTTTTATGGAAACGGGGTAGAGAAGTTATTAAAGAACAAAATTGTACCTTTGAAGAAAATGTGCCTCCTTTTTGGAAATTAAATTAGAAGGAAACACAACATGCTAGAGCTTAAAGTCTCCAACGAAACATTAATTTCTGCTAGAAAGAAAGCAGAAGAGATGGGCGTTCTCCGAAACTCTATTACTAAAGGACAAGGGAATGTAGCAGGGTTTATAGGAGAAGAACTATCACAAAAGGTTTACGGGGGTAAACTAGACAACACCTATCAACACGATCTAGTCCTTGAAGATGGAAGGAGGGTTGATGTTAAAACTAAAAGGACTTCTGTTGAACCTCAAGAGAGCTATGATTGTTCCGTGTCAGCTTCGCAGATAGATTACGATTGTGACGGGTATGTTTTTGTTAGGATCAAGAACGATTTTTCTACAGCATGGATGTTAGGGTATATTTCTAAAGAAGCTTTTAAGGAGAAGAGTGTTTTCCACAAGAAAGGAGACATAGATAAGAGCAACGGGTTCATGTTTAGAATGGACTGCTACAACATCAAGATTAAAGATTTGGAGAAACCTTAAGATGAATAATGAGATCAACCGCCCACCTCACTACAACAAGAACACTGTTGAAACCATAGATATCATTCGTCATGCTATGACGGAGGAAGAGTTTCACGGGTATCTCAAGGGGAATATTATTAAATATGTATCCAGACATAAGCACAAGCATCCGGCAGAACCGGAGAAGGACTTACTAAAAGCACGGTGGTATCTGCAAAGGCTTATTGAAACCTACAGAAAGGAGCAGGAGAATGCTGGGGAAGAATGAAACAATGCAAGACAAGCTACGTCAGTTTCATATGGCGTTCAAGCATCCGTTGGATGAAGAGTATCCAGAAGTAGGGCATACGATTGATATGATAAAAGAACTTAGACGTAAGTTAATTGATGAAGAATATGAGGAGCTAATAGATGCTATTGAAAATAAAGAAGCTGAGGAAGTTCTTAAGGAACTTTGTGATTTGGTGTATGTATGTGTCGGGTTTGCTGTTTCTTACGGTTGGAATTTCGACGTTGCATTTAATAGAGTACATGACTCAAACATGTCTAAATTGGACAGTAACGGCAAACCTGTCTATAGGGAAGACGGCAAAGTTGCTAAGTCAGAGGGCTATCAACCTCCGTCCCTTCGGGGGCTAGTATGATGCCATATCTTTTACTATTTCTTATGTCCTTTATGTGGGTAACTTGTGAGGTTGTAGGATGAACAGCTTCCGTAGCTTAATGGTAAAGCTAGCCGCTCATAACGGTTCGATTGTAGGTTCGATTCCTGCCGGAAGCACCAATGATGAAAGGAGAATATGATCATGGATGATGACAATGTAGTTAAATTTTCAGGCTTAACCACACACGACATACCTGTTGATAAGGTGTTATGTGGGGCGTGGGCGGCTAATCTAGAAATCGTACTTGTTCT